GCTCTTCAGATGGCTGGTGTTCTTGATTACACTCCAGCAATGGCTGTAAATCTCCAAGTCGATGACACTGGCAGCACTTTTGCTGGTACATTGAATGGTCGTATCAAAGTTTATATCGATCCATATTTCTCTTCGTCAACCGGCAAGCAATACTTCACGCTCGGTTACAAAGGAAGTTCTGCGTTCGATGCTGGTCTGTTCTACTGCCCATACGTCCCTCTCCAAATGGTTCGTGCGGTTGGTCAAGATACATTCCAACCAAAAATCGGCTTCAAGACACGTTATGGTATCGTTGCCAACCCATTTGCAACAGCTGATGCGAATGGTATTGCTGCTCGCTTCGGCGCTGGTGATGGCAATAAATACTATCGCTTCGTTGCCGTGACTAATCTAATGTAGGCCTACCCAAAACAGCAATACAGAAAGACAAAAAACCTCGGAGTTTCTTCCGAGGTTTTTTTTAAAGTATAATAATTATAATTGTAGCGTATTTAATGGGAGCCTTGTAAACTCCCATTTTTTTAAAGGATTCCTATGTCAGCAACTTTTATTGGTGCAAAAATTGCAGCAGCACTTGGCGGACTATTTGGAGGTTTAACAGTTATGGCGTTCATGAAACCTACAACGCTACTAGACGCGACCATCAGAGGTGGTATTTCTACAGGAACTGCGATCATAGGATCAACTCTCATGATCGACAGTATGAATTGGTCCAACGCTGTTGAGTATCATGCTATAGCAGGTGCAATGATTGGATTTTGTGCTTGGGGTGTATTAGGCATGTGCGCTAGAGTTTTTATCAAAGTTGAACAAAATAAATTAGATGCAGTTCAAATTGCATCTGCAGTTGCGGCGAATAATCTAGACGAAGCAATGAAGCCTGCTACTCCTAAAGTTCGTAGAAAACAGGTTGTTAAAAAACACTAAATATAGTTTTAAATGGAAAACTAAATCATGAGTGTTTCTGAAAATCAACCTACAAATTTAAATTACTTATCACAGTTAGGATTTCGTTTTTCAATAAAGAAATTGCCTAATGTGAATTATTTTTGTCAGAAGGCTTCTCTTCCGAGCATATCACTTGATGCAATTGAATTTCAAACTCCTTTCGGAAATATTCCAAGAGCAGGAAACAAATTAAAATACTCTACAATACCCATATCTTTTAGGGTAGACGAAGACTTTAAGAATTATATAGAAATTCATGACTGGATGGTTGGGCTGGGACATCCAGAAGATTTTAGTCAAACGAGAGAGCTCTCTAATAATGCTCCTGGTCCGATTAGACGAATCGGAAGCGCAGCCTCTTTTGTTTCTGATGGAACGTTGAATATTCAAACAAGTAATAGAAATCCATCAATTAATATCTTTTTCTACGATATGTTTCCTACTGATCTAACTGAATTGGTTTTCGATACAACTGCATCCGATATTGACTATATCGAAGCCACTGTTACTTTCAGTTATAGACGCTATGTCATCGAGAGAGTTGCCTAATATGATGACCCTTCGGAACACCTGTATTATATCAAGAACTCACATAATTGTCAAGGTATAATTTTAGCCCAAAATAAGCCTTTACTTTCTTTGCAATTTATTATATAATGGGTACTTATGAAAATTGATGAAATTCTAACTGAGTGGAAAAACGATACAGTTCTAGATGATCTAAATCTAGACGCTGAGTCTGTTCGCATACCAAATCTACATGCGAAATATATAACATTATTATCCGATGATCGCAGAGCCCTTCGCGGATATCAAAGTCATAAAAAACAAATCATTTCGAAGTTACGGAATTATTATTCTGGATCTGCAACTCAGCAAGAGTTGGCTGATCTTGGTCGCGAACAATTCTTAGGAAAAACTCTTAAGAATGATATTATGATCAATGTAGATTTGGATGAGTTGATAATTTCTATCGATGCTAAGATATCTCTTTTCGAAATAAAAGTTCAGGCGCTTGAGGATATTATGAAGTCTATTAATTCTAGAGGATATCAAATTAAGAATGCGATCGACTGGCGTCGACTAACCCTTGGTGGATAAATTTGTCCTCTGATATAATAATTCACAAGATTAATGAATCTAGGATCAAGATAGAAACTAATCAAGGAATATTGAGAGAGATCTCAGAAAGATTTACATTTGATGTTCCTGGTGCAAAATTCATGCCATCCTATAAAAGTCGTCAGTGGGATGGCAAAATGCGCTTAGTAGATAGTCGCAACTGCACAGCATTTACTGGCTTACATTCAGCTATTGAAGAATTTGCAAATGAACGTTCATATAGTTATGAAGCACATGAAGATCTGCAATGTAATGATGAGATATCTTTAACAGAAGCAAATGAATTCATAAAGTCTCTGAAATTGCCTGTCGTTCCTCACGAACATCAAATTAGAGCATTCACTTTAGCAGTAAGAAATAAAAGGTCGGTTTTGATTTCTCCGACAGCTAGTGGAAAATCTCTAATAGCATATATGATAGTTAGATGGTATAATGTAAAGACGCTAATTGTAGTTCCGACAATATCTCTTGTTGCCCAATTAGCAAAAGATTTTATTTCATATGGTTATGAAGATTCTATACATCAAGTGGTTGGTGGAGTAGAAAAAGAAACGACTGGGCAAATCACAATTTCTACATGGCAGTCCATGTATAATATGCCACAAGAATTCTTTTCAGATTTTGAAGTTGTTATTGGTGATGAAGCTCATTTATTTAAAGCGAAAAGTCTTACAAGTATTATGGGTAAGATGATCAATACACAGTATAGATTTGGCATGACAGGAACATTGGATGGCGCTCAGGTCCATGAATTAGTATTGCTTGGTTTATTTGGAAAAGTAGAAAGAATAATTCAAACAAGCGAACTTATTGATTCTGGAAAACTTGCATCTATCGATATAAAAATTATTGTTCTAAAACATCCGAAACAAAATGCATCAGATAGAACATATCCGGAAGAACTCGAATATATTATTTCGAATCATGCTAGAAATAAGTTTATAACAAATCTTGCTCTGTCTCTGAAAGGAAATACTCTATTACTATATACGTTTGTTGAAAAGCATGGTCAGATATTATATGACATGATACTCGAGAAAAACGATTCATCATATTCCTGTCATTTCGTTAGTGGAGATGTTGATGGAAATGAAAGAGAAAATATTCGTAGTTTGGTAGAAGGTTCGAGTGATAGCATAATTGTAGCTTCGTTCGGTACATTTTCTACAGGAATAAATATTAGGAATCTTCATAATATTATATTCGCAAGTCCGACAAAGAGTAGAATCAGAACTCTACAGTCGATTGGTCGTGGACTTAGAGTTAGTGATACAAAAGTTTCTTGCAAATTGTTCGATATTGCAGATGATATTTCTTTAAAAAATAAGAAGAATTTTACATTAAATCATCTGATAGAAAGAGTTAGAATGTATAATGAAGAATCCTTTCCTTATCAGATATACACAATTAAATTAAAGGATTAGAATGAGTGATATTTGTTACATTAAAATGAGCAACGGAGAAGATGTAGTTTCTACAGTATTAGAAGAAGATGAGGAATGTTATTATGTTACATATCCATTGAAATTTGTGTATACAAAAAATTCGACAAATGAATCTATAATCACGGGAATGATTCCATGGGTTCCTTCTGAAGAACTGATGAATTCTATATTTCAAATTTATAAGTTTAATCTGATTACAATTCTTCCTGCTCCAGAAAAATTAAAGGCACATTATGAGTTTCAAATAAGATTATCAAAAGAAAACATAGTAACAAAGATAAAAGATCTATACGAAAAATTGCATGAAAGTCCAGAATTGCGTAAACTCTGGGCTGCCAATACTTCAAATGATTGGATTAACTAGGAATAATACATTATGGCTACTACAAAAACAAAACCACACTATGTGGATAATGCTAAACTATATTTGGCAATGGTAGAATATAAAAATTTAGTAAGTGAAAGTCTAGAAAAAAATATACCACCACCTCTGATTTCTAATTATATCGGAGAATCGATTATGAAGATATCCACTCATTTAGCATATAAGCCTAATTTTTCTAATTATACCTTTAGAGACGAAATGATATCTGATGGAATTGAAAATTGTTTACAGTATATCAATAATTTTGATCCAAATAAATCTAAAAATCCATTTTCATATTTCACGCAGATAATATTCTTTGCGTTTATTCGTAGGATTCAAAAAGAGAAAAAATATCTATATACGAAATATGCTGCAATAGGTCGCGCAAACATAACTCATGAAACTTCACAACTTCAGGACCACGATCATGGAAGTCAATATAATGATCAGATACAATATGGGGAATGGTCACAAGAACAAATGAATACCTTTATGGCTGATTTCGAAAAAAAGATAATCAGCAAGAAGAAAATTAAAACAAAAGTTGCTGCATGAAAATAGCTATATTGGGTGATTTACATTTTGGTGCAAGGAATGATAGTCAAGAATTTCTTTCTTATTTCGATAAATTTTTCGAGGAAATTTATTTTCCAGAACTAGAGAAACGCGGAATTAGTCAAGTTATTCAGCTTGGCGATATTGTTGATCGTAGAAAGTTTATCAATTATATAACTCTAAACAAACTTAAATCGTTCGTTGATAAACATAGAGACAATAATATTAATCTACACGTTCTTATCGGGAATCACGATGTTCCGTTTAGAAATACTAATTCTATAAATTCAATGAATGAATTATTTTCCGATAATAATTTTCTGCATGCATATTCAGACCCCAGAGAAATAGAAATCGATGGATGTAAATTGCTGATGATACCGTGGATCAATAGTTCGAACTATGAAGAATGTATGGGAATTATGAAAACGACTAAGGCTCAAATTTTATTTGGGCATTTAGAAATAAAAGGTTTTGAGATGTATAGGGGAATGCCTTCTCACGATGGATTTGATGTTTCTAAATTTGATAAATTTGATACTGTATTCTCTGGACACTTTCATAGAAAATCGGAAAGCGGAAACATACGATATGTAGGAACACCTTATGAGATAACTTGGTCTGATCACGGTGATCTTCGCGGATTTCATATATGGGATACAGAAACTAGAGAACTCGAATTTATTGAAAATACAAATAAGATGTTTTATAAGGTATGGTATGATGATACTGAACAAACACTGGATAAACTTCTTATTCAAGATTTCGACTATGTAAAATCTTCATATGTTAAAGTTATTGTTCAGAATAAGACTAATCCGTATTGGTTTGATTTGTTTGTAAATAAAATTTACGAAGCAGCACCATCCGATGTTACAATTGTTGATGATCATAGAAATATGAATGATATAGACACAACCGATTTAGCCAATGAAGCCGAAGACACTTTGACAATTTTGTCCAAATATGTAGGAAACTTAGAAACAAATGTTGATAAAAAAGACCTTGACAAATTAATGCATTCGTTATATAATGAATCTTTGTCTTCTGAACTAGATCAATGTTGAAATTTAAATCTGTTAGATGGAAAAATTTACTGTCTACCGGAAGTTCTTTTACGGAAATTTTATTAGATAGAAACACAAATACTCTAGTCGTTGGCGAAAATGGTGCAGGTAAGTCGTCAGTTCTAGACGCTCTTTGTTTCGTTCTTTATGGTAAGCCATTTCGCAAGATCAAAAAAGATCAGCTAATCAATTCTATAAATGGTCGCGATGTTGTTGTTGAAATAGAATTCGAAATATACAATAAGAAATATAAAATTATTCGTGGAATAAAACCTACGATTTTTGAAATATATCAGAATGATGTTTTATTAGATCAGGATGCCGCTAGTAGAGACTATCAGGAATATCTAGAGAAAAATATTCTGAGAATGAACATGAAATCGTTCACTCAGATTGTAATTCTAGGATCGTCGTCTTTCGTTCCATTCATGCAACTTCCAGCAGGTATTCGCAGAGAAGTAATTGAAGACCTTTTAGATATTAGAATCTTTTCGACAATGTCTGTTTTATTGAAAGATAGAGTATCTAGCAACAAAGATGATATTTTAACGAATAAGAACGAAATTCAAAATTCTGTAGATATATTGGAACTACACGAAAAGCAAAAGAAAAAGAATAGCGAAAAGAAAAATGAACTCGTTATTATTTCTAATCAAAGAATATCAGAATTGCAATTTAATATTAACAGAGCGAACGAAGAAATAGCTGTAGTTCAAAGTGATATAGACAACTTATTGATTGATATCGAAGATGAATCTAAAGTCATCAATAGAATATCTAAGATCGAATCATTAGAGAATGATTTAGAATCTACAAAAACTAAAGCCAAAAAGACTATAAAATTCTATGAAGAACACGATAATTGTCCTACCTGCACGCAAACCATTGACGCACTTATCAAGTCGCGGAAAATCGAGGAAAGACAATCGGCATTGGATAAGATTAGCGACGCGCTTATTGTTCTTGGAAAAGAACTCAGTGAAACTCAGAATAGGTATCAGGAAATATCTAAAATTAATAGAGACATCAAAGATAAACAGTATAGGATTACAAATGCTTTGTCGGCTTCTGTGCTCACGGATCAACGTGAAATTAGTATTCTGCAAAAGCAGATCTCAGATACCACAACTGATAAAGAAACAGAAACAGATATTGAAATACATCAAATCGAAAACAGACTCAGTGAGTTACGATTAATAAAAGAACAGCTTCTGCATAAAAAAGAATTATATGAATTAGCTGGTATCATACTGAGGGATGGCGGAATTAAGTCACGAATCATCAAGCAATATATACCGATTATGAATTCTTTGATTAACAAATATCTTGCTTCAATGGATTTCTTTGTTAAGTTTCAATTGAACGAATCTTTTGAGGAAACTATTCTTTCTCGTCACAGAGATGACTTCACTTATGATTCATTCAGTGAAGGTGAGAAACAAAAAATAGATCTAGCCTTACTTTTTACATGGAGAACTATCGCTAGGATGAAAAATAGTGCTCATACTAACCTTCTTATTTTAGATGAGATTTTCGATTCCAGTTTAGATAATTCTGGAACTGAAATGGTAATGACCCTATTAAATGAACTTCCAGAAGGTCAGAACGCATTTATTATATCACATAAGGGTGATTTACTGAATGATAAGTTTCGAAGTGTTATTAAGTTTATGAAAAAAAATAATTATTCCGTTATTTCTAATTAATTTGGGATTATATGACAAAAGAATTTTTATCTGAATATGGATCCAATCCGCCTATTGTGGAATGTGATCGCGCTGATTGTAGAATAGTTAAAGGTAAGAAATTTACTCCGATGAATCAAACTGAAGTTTATGATAAACACGGAAATGTTGTTAATGAAAATTGTTCTAGAATAGGAATGCAATGTTTAGTTTGTGGTAAAGAATGGACAAGGATGGAATCATGAAATTATCTTTAGTGAGAGCTGATC